TGATTTTTTTCTACCATTATAAATTTCCTGTCTAGTTTTTAGATATGTTTCCATGTTTTTCCTTTTTTTATACTGTAAATTGTATCCTTACAAACATTAAACTTTTTTGCTATCATATATCCACTCAATCCATCTTTTAATAAAGCTTTAATATTTTCTACTTGATTGGATTTTAATTTAGCAGAATGTATCTTTTCGCCTTTAGCATTTAGACCATTAACAACGGAGTGTCTTTTGTTTTCTAAGTCTGTAACCCACTCCAAATTATCTATTCTGTTATTTGCCTTATTTCCGTCTTTATGATTTACATAAAACTTATTATCTGGATTTGGAATGAACACCTCTGATATTAATCTATGAACTAAAAACGATTTCTTTTTTCCATCGTCTGTATTTAAAGTTACTCTCAAATATCCCTTTTCAACTTCCTGTAAATTCATATATGTTTTCATATACTTACTCTTAATATTTCCATAATTAGAAATAAGGTATTTTGAAAAATTAGGCAATTCTCTATATTCTTCTATCATATCAATATTGTCCTACTGTGCCTTCTAAATAAGTTGGATCTAAAGTAAATGTGTCCATAACTGGAGTTATGTTCATTACCTCAAATCCCAAAGCATCATAATCAATAGATGATATAGTCCACTTTTTCTCTGAGTTGTTATTATCTAATAAGGTTAATTTAAACTGTCCTGCATACTCGTTTAATAACCCCGTTGGAAGATCTGCCGTAAGTGGATTTAAAGGATCTGAATTATCATCCTGCAATTGAACAGTTATCTTTCCTTGATCGTCTGCCGTCTTACTCACATAGTAAACTTTATTAAACTTATCCGTAATTCTTAAAGTCAGTGATGCAGAAACAATTGGTGTTTTTATTACCAACTGTTTCAAGCATGCTGGGACAGAATCACAGAGAATATAAATAGTTTTACAGCAAGTCATTTTTAGGTAATGTTAATTTCACATTGAATTTTTTTAGTGCCATTCTAGCTACCTGCCTAACACTCTTTCCTGCCTGAGTCATTTTAAATATCTCGGCTCTTAGTGCTTTTCGCTTTGCCTCGCTTAATTCTTCTAAAGCCATAAGTTCCAGATGAATTTAATGTATTGAACTATCCAAAAAGCTAAAGAGACTAAAATTCCAATAAGTACAGCAACTGTTATTAGCCCCAAAACTACTTGAAATCCAACCTTTATTCGTTTAAACATATTCTTATAACCGTATAAGCAAATATATTAAATTTCAGGTTCATTTGAAACAATATTTAAATGTTTTAATTTATCCTGATGCTCTGCATTAAAGTGATACCTTAGACAGTCTAAATGGTGGGTTAATTTCTCATCTGTCTTAATGATTTCGAACTTGTTGTTCTTCTTTTGTACTTTAACTTTCTTAATGTCATTAATCAAACCCTCGCAACTTGAATCTATCTCAATATTTAGATTCTTAAATAGGTAGTTAGAGAGCAAGTAACTGTTTAAATGTGATGGATTAACTGAAGGTACGTTGAATTGCTCCCAAATGAATCTCCTTTTTTCTTTAATTATTTCATAGGCCGATCTATTCCCTTTTGTTAAAGCACTCCCTGAAGATCCAGAAGCGTCTCCGTTTACCACAGTAAGAAACCCTGGGAAATCCAATACTATCTGCTCCTGGAGTGTCTCTAGGTCGAATAAATCTGCATGGTATTCCTTTAAAACTCTTATTGTTTTATGGTCTGGATTCTGAATAATCAATACAGTGTTGGCAATGTTAAAATCGTAGCACTCAAAAAGATCAAGTCCTTTAATTGGAGTTAATCCAGGTTTAACATTAACATTATAATCAAAGTATTGAATAAAATTCTTGCCATCGAAATTAACATATTCCGCACCGTACTCCTGATTAAAAACATCTTCTGGAAACTCAGCTTTGATTTCCTCAATCTCATCTTTGGATATATAAGGGTTTGACCAGGTAGGATAGTGAAAAGATGCCCAATTATCTCTTTTTTGTGACCGTTCATCTAATTCTTTAAAATCGTTGTCTCCGTTTGGTGTGGATAGAAAGTATGCATCGCCTCTAAAATCAGTTAAGAATGCCCTTAATACCTTATTCCAAACATCTTTTAAAACCTTAACATAGGCTGCCTCATCAACTATAACTCTTTTGTACTTTCGGCCCCTTGGAGCGTTTCCATCCTGTAATGACCAGAAATCTATCTGACCACCTCCGAGTATTTTAATGTATTTTAATTGCGAGTTCTTTTTAACTATGATTGGCTCAAGGATATTAACCACCTCATTCCATACCTCTTCTAATGTTTTGTATTGAGGCGTAAAATATGCAGATGGGAAGCCTTCTAAAGCAGTTTCAACAAGTAGGTCGGTAGCTATAACGGTTTTACCAAACCGCCTTCCACAACGAACTGTATTGAATCTTTTCCTTTTATTTAATATTTCTTGCTGCTTCTGGTGTAATTCAGGAAGCTGTATCTGAATCGTTGGCACGTTTTACCCTTACAACCTCGATTTTGATAGGGTCTTTATCAGTGTTCCCGTCAGGCTTTTCTTTCCATTGTTCGGGCCGTCTATTTTTAAGCCAAAATATCATTGAAGTTGCGTCAGGGGGATAGTATTTAGTTGTAGGAATAATCTGTACTCTGCCTTTTACAACCACTATTTTGTCTTCTGGGTGCGAATATCCCTTTGCTCTTTCATAAAGTGACTTTTCGATTATCTCGTCAGCCTCTTCTTTCCAGGACTTTAGGGACTCAAAAAATTGGGGATGCTCTTTCTTATAATTATTAAAAGATTGTTCTGTGACTCCAAAAAATGAAGCCATTTCGGCATCAGTAAATCCCTTTTTTGCTAAGATTTCTAATTGCCTTAAATCTATTTGATTAAACTTACTAGGTCGTCCTGCTCCCATATTGTCAACTGAAGCAAATTACAAAATAATTAGATTAAAACCTAATAAATAGGTGTTATAAGCTCAAAACCTAATACCCATGCCCTATTAGCCAATAACCTAGCTTTTATCGAAAGCTGGAATAGTTTGCAAGAATATCTTATTCAAGAAGTAAACGAAGGTAAAACAGAATTTAGAATCTCATTCCATGGCAAAGAAAATTTTATTATTCATCCCTTGAATAAAGACGGCAAAACGATTGATTTAAAAATTATCAATTGAATCTAAATTAGTTAAAGCAGTAATAATTAAAGTAAATAAATAGAGTATGGAAAAAGAAAAACTTGAAGAGCTTATTACCCAATTAGAAAAGGAAATGCCATCTTTAATTGATATAGATTCAGACCTTATGGATAATGCAGAAAGGATTAATCTTTATCTCGCTTTAAAGAAATATTTAGAAAGATATTATTGGTAATTTAGTGGACAACTCCCCTATGAAATACTAGGTTAAATAGTTAATAATTAGTAAATTAAAGGTATGAAAGTAATATAAAATGACTGTATTAGATTTGATAATAAAACTTCAACAATTACCTCCAAATATGGAAGTAATGATTGATCACACAAGAGATGAATCGAACATGTTTAAATTCGTTGAGATTAATTTTGCAGGAGAAGTAGAAACCTCTTTAAATGAAAAGTTGGTAGTTTTATCTCCACTAGAATTAGACTTTGCTTAAACTCTTGTAATTCTTCTGTCTCTAAAATATGTTTTGTTTCTTCTTCTTTCATCTCTATTTCTTATTTAGTAAATACCTGATTAATTAATTATTTTTCTTTCCGTACTCACAATACTTACCGCAATCGCATCTTTGACTTAAATATTCATCACATCCTTCAGAAAGTATTAACATAGAATCAGATTTTTCACTATTTATCAATTCTACATTTTCACAACGTACCCAGTCAATACTTTGCCCGTCTTCTACAATATCCAAACCAATTAAATTTTCTTGAAAGTCTACTGTTATGATGCCATACTCTTGTTCTTTGTACTTGGCTCTCATTCCTGATACCCATCTTGTATTGTTAAATTCTTCTATTGTCATATAACTTTCCGTTTAGTTAAATACTGTATTACTTCTTAAAAATTATTTCAGACATTCTTTCAAGTCTCTTTTTTCGATTTTCATTAATCGTTTCATGTATATCATAAAAATTAACATCTGCCCTTGATTTTGATAGTGTGTATCCATGCTGAGCCATGAACCATAAGAAGTAATCTATAATGTAAATTTGTTCGTTCACCCAATTTCCATTTTCTTGATACCATTCGTTTTTTGAGTAATTTTCACTAATTGCTTTGAATAGATCTTTTTGATCATGGAAATCCTGCATAAACTTAGGTAGATGCTTTCCGGTTTTTACATATTCAAATGGCTCTTTCATATTACCTTCTTATCGTTTAAATATTTAATTACTTCTTTAAAATCCTCTGTTGTTAACTTTATAAATGTTTTCTTCTTTACTACATACCCAGTTTTTAAATCATCTATTACTTCCCAGTCTCCTTTTTATAAGCTACTGCTGTATCATGGTTGTAGTATTCTATAAAGCCGTGTTCTCGGAGGTCAAATATGGAGGTTATCATAGTTTACTCAATTATTGATAATTCTGACATATAATTACACCTCTTGTCATTTCCAGTTTCAGCATAAAACCATTTATTATATGCCATGTCTGGAAA